TTTATCGCCTTTTAACTACATCTGTGGCGAGAACTGAAGCCGAGGAGCATGACTGAAGGCAAAGCCAGCCAATCATAGGGAAAACGATTGGGGGTGGCGGTCTCGGGGGAAAGCTAGACGCAGCCTTATTTATCATGTACCCCATAAGCATCACGCATATACAAGATGTGCATATGGTACTTATATGAGACATCAAATACTTATTTGGCATAGGACCCTTCTTATTACTCAAATAATCGGATAAGATTGGTATAGGTATCTTATTTATCATAGGTAACTTACATATGAGAAGTAATGGAAATGGAATCATCACTCTTTATATATACTGACACTTTTTTTTAGCGTCTGGTTATTTTAATATTGAATCGCTTGGACATAAATTTTTCAACTTCTCCAAAAGTTGGATAACTCCATAGATACCAACGAGACCAGAACCCGGCAGTATCGATACCACTCATCTTCCAATTCTCTTTGTCGCTTCGATCGACATTTAACATTTTCACTTGAATCTTCTTAGGATCTCGTTCCTCTAATGTTTGTCTGGGTACATGACCTCCATGACGTAATACATAGGAACGCATACGTGAGGGAGTCTTGTGTTTGGTGTAGTCAGAATATCCACTGGCACCAAAATCAACACTCCTGCCGTCGTCCAGTATCGCCCTGAACTTTTTCTTCTTGTCAGGGCTTTTAGTGACTATGACGCGCATACTTATAATTTACAAAGATAATTTACTTACCGCAACCACCACCGCAGCAGTACCCCTCGGTAGAAGAGGGAAAGATGTTACGCTCGGGTCCACGCTTGACACGGTACATGTGATCATACGCATGGAGAACAGCGATACCGGTCACCATAGTGAGAAGAACGGGACGGTTCATCTTACGGACCGAGAAACCATACAGACCAACGAGTGCGATGAGAACAAATTGGACGAGGGTTAATGTGGGAATAGCGGGCATCTTGAAACGATCCGCTAGGGTTTTAGTTTCGGGGGTGGGCTCAGGGTTAGCGATTACCATAGACTCTTGCTTGTATCCGGGCATTTTTATTATCTACTGAGAAAATAATGTGGTCTCTCCTGTTGGTTCCCATCTCGATGATTTGTTATGATTATTTTAAACCACCGATCGACCTTCTCTATTTCAGTAAATTAGGGAGACCACTACTCGGTATACAAAATACATTCAGGGACATCATACATAACACACCCAAACACATCATTAGGAATTACCCGGGTCTTTTCCTAATCAAGATGCATCATGAGACAATACGCAGAGAATTCGACCGTATCGCACCTACACTGGATAAAAAGTATTATCATGATATAGATCCATGGTTTCAAAAAAATGACAACTATTATTTTTATAAAATTGAAAATTTTCCAGTATTGTACGATTTAGTTAAACAGATTAAGTGTATAGACACGAGTGTCGCAGCATTCGCAGTTGTAGAAGGTCCGATGATAATACCACCCCACAGAGCCGAATCAAATGAACTCTTACGGTATCAATTAACTATATATGGTGACGGTGATTGTAGTCTGTACACGGGTGACGGTAGGCACATACACAGAGAGGGTGAAGATATCCTCTTTGACCATGCGAGATACCATGAACTGATAAAAACTGGCGACGCCCGGAGAGTCACACTTATTCTCGATGTTCATAGATGATTCCTACATACCGCAATGTACATATCACTTCCACCTATGAGTTCTAGGGTTTTGTCATCAACTGTGCGTTTTGTAAACGGTCCAGGTGTTCCATTCTTACACCTCATACACAATGCAGACAACTTGGTGACATCACATGCGAGCGGAATACAATCTGTGAGTTCTCCAAACTTTCTCTGGAATGCGTCACCGTCGAGACCAGCTAATATCACCGATTTATTAACATGAAGACAACATTCTACAAACTTCTTGAGTCTAGGAAAGAACTGTGCTTCATCGATGGCGATGATATCGGCGTCGTCAAATTCACGTGTATTAATAATTTCAAAGAGGTCATATACTTTGTGACAACTGAACTTTACATTATCGTGCGTTTTCAGAACTTCTTCAGCGGACCTGGTATCCTTGGCAGAATTGATAATCATCACATCTTTCCCAATAACTTTTAGACGCTTAAGTCGCCGAATAAGTTCGGATGTTTTACCAGAAAACATATTTCCCATAATAATCGAAAGTCCCATCTCGTCACTGACTATTATAATCTTATATCTTTTATATGGGTGAACTTCACAGGGCCGTCTTCAATGGCCATGTAGGATACTACAATCCCAGGACGGGTCGGGTCCGGTTTGGGAAGTGTATCTATTCCAGTATTGCGTCGGCTATAAAATATCTCAAATGACCTTAATAAACACGGGCTTTTCGGGTCTAACAAGAAATAGTCCAATTTGTAAGACCCTTCGTGCGAAGTGCGATCCAACTATGATCGTACTACTCTCAAGATACTTGTGTGAGTTTGGTCTATGAAGATCTAGAACACTTTTCATAGATAGAATTCGTCTTAGTGAAATATTGTTACAGTGTGTCGTGTTTATTTCAAACTTTACTCTTTCTTCCATAGCCCATATACTACTAAAGATCCTATCGAGACGATCCGGTGTTGTTCGGTCAGTCACAGAGAACGAACATGTACGTCCCATTTATATTCCATGTGATAAAAATATCACTAAAAAATAAGATGCCATTGAGCGATGCAGCCATCACCAAGAAGGTTGGGGAACTGCGTAAAAAGGAGGGACGGATCTACGCACCCCTTAAATATTTCAGGGGACTCACCACCCTCAATGAGGTCGAGACCCGCTACAAAAAGATGCTCAAGCGAGACTATAAAGGATTCAAGACGGACAAGGGACAAAAAACTAAGACTTCCTCCTACACCCAGAGATTTAGGAAGATGTATCCGGGAGCCAAATCCCTCCCTGAAATTGCTAAGGCTACTAAGATTCCTTTGAAGACTGTGAAGACCATCTACAATAGGGGTCTCGCCGCGTGGAGAACCGGGCATCGTCCGGGAGCCTCTCCACAAGCGTGGGGGTACGCGAGGGTTCATAGTTTCGCCACTAAGGGGAAGACGTACTACACGGCTGATGCTGATTTGAGAAAGTGATCATTCGCCAACCTAAGTTTATGAAAATTTGAGACAAAATCAACGTAAATATGGTCAATCTAAAAAAAATCTGGATTGAAAATTACTACAATTCTGATCACAGAAAATCCACCTTTTATCAGGTGTATATGAATCCCGAAACAGCTCCACATACACGAGAATTTCAAAATCATTGTGATCATATTCAAAACTACATCAACGACTATTTACAGAAGACTAGTAGGCGATGTTTCAAACGCGGAACCATTTTAACAACCGAAGAGAAATGGGTCCTCCAACCCGCAAATATCATTCAATCTGTCTTCAAGGGGTTTAAGACTAATTACTGTGAATGTTGTCGTTCCAGCACCAAACGTTTGGATAGCGCCCATACAATTCTTACACGCCCACAAATCTTAAAAAATGCGATTGAACAATCTCAATCAGAACTTGGTGAGGAAGATTGGGTCGATCAGGCAATCGAATTTATCCAGTTGCACACTAAGTATCCGGTCATCACTCTATGTAAAGAGTGTCACCGTGCAATGGACAAAATTCACGAACCCGTGACTGTCAAATTACGTGTCGGAAGGAGTGGTATAAAGATTTACATCAATACAAAATAATGACCAATCGAATCTCTTGGGACGACTACTTCATGCAGACCGCTCAACTCGCATCTGTGCGGTCTCCATGTGAGCGGTTGAAGGTGGGGTGTGTCCTCGTGAAGAACAATAGGCTCATCAGCATGGGCTACAATGGATTTCTAGGTGGATGCGAACACAAATCCATCGTGAGGGATGGACACGAACAAGCTACGATTCATGCGGAAATTAACGCAATCACGGATGCGGCGAAGAGGGGTGCCTCCATCGATGATTGTGTGGCGTATGTGACACATTATCCGTGTCTCAACTGCTACAAGGCTCTAGCGAGTAGTGGAATCAAAAAGGTGTATTACAAGATAGACTACAAGAATGACCCAGTTGTGGATGAATTGGGATACGATGTTCACATACTTAAAATAATGTCGCACAGGTAAGACATAATGTCTCTCGGTCTCATCGGTCTCGGCTCCATTGGTGGCAACCTCGCCCTAAACATCCAGAAGTCTCATGAACTTAATGTGTGCAATCGTTCACCCGAAAAGGTGAAGGCGATTGTTAAGAAGTCTTCTCATGTGAAGGGTTACGAAAATGTTGAAGAGATGGTCTCTGATATGAAGGAGCCTCGTACGATTATCACAGCTCTCCCACATGGGGAAACGACGGATGCCATGGTGAAAAAGCTGGGTTCAGTGATGACCAAGGGTGACACTATCATCGATTGTTCGAATGAATTTTATCGAACATCGAGGAATCGTGGTGCGTTCTGCCAATCCAAGGGAATCGGGTATCTCGGTACCGGTCTCTCCGGTGGCGCTGAAGGTGCTCGTCTAGGTCCCGCACTCATGATTGGTGGACCACGGGGGACGTTTGAAGAACATGAAGATCTCTTCAAGTCTTTCGCTAAGAGTTACGCATACATGGGTGAAGACTACGGTGTTGGTCACTTTACCAAAATGGTACACAATGGGGTGGAGTACGGAATGCTCCAAGGTATCGCTGACGTGTACGCCTTCTGTAATCAAGATGGGTACTACATGGGACAGGTGCTCAAGCGAATTGAAAACACGGACATTTATGGCTACCTCACTAAGTCGGCTATGGATGTACTTCATGAATACGATTTCAATAGGATTGCGGATATCGGACACATGAATAACACGGGTCTGTGGTGTTCGGAGATTGGTATGGAATATCATATTCCCACTCCCACGATTAACTCTGCTGTGAATACACGATTCACGAGTCGTACGGTTAAGGCTGTTAATACAGCCAATCATAAAAACTGTGCTATTGATTTTAAGGTTGCTGTAGATGCGATGCGCTTTGTTTTTGCGACATCTCTCCTCGAGGGCTACGACCTAATGGAGACTCGCCACGTGTGTGATG